AATGTAAATGTTTTTAACTGTTCATTTAGAGGATTTTTTTCTAATCCTGCAGGTATTTGATAATAACCTTGATCAGGCTTAATTGCTGCAACTATTTTTATAGTTACTACATCATTAATATTAAATGTTTTATTAAACGTAAACTGATTAGTACTTCTAGTATATGTTTCAGTAATGTATTCTCCGTTTAGATAAAAATTAATTTCTGCGTTGTCTGGTAACACGTCCCAATCAACAGTATTGAATATTGCAATAGAATCTGCTGTAGTAAATGTATACTGGTCAATAATTGGCTGAATAAACTTTTTGTCTGTTGATATCCAACCATTAGCATATTTTCCATTAACTTTATAGAATCCAGTATTAGTATTCTTGGTGTATTGTTTTTGCGCTAGTGTATAAACAAACTTTTCTGTTTCAAAGTTCCAATCAAATACGATATCGCCTACATTATCAATATTTGCATAACTTAATGCAAATCCTAATTCTTTATCTACAGTGCCGGTACCAACTTTATAACTTAAAAGATTACTACCTACAAAACTCGATACTGGATATATAGTTGGATCTGAAAATGCAACACCAGCTGAATCATATAATTCAAACTTAGGTACTTGGTTAGCACTAGTCTTTTCTTGGCTTGATTTCCAAATCGTACCGTTAAAATGATACATCTTACCTGCGTTAATATTACCACGTCTTACTAGAACACCTTCATTAAATGTTGATAATGAATCAGCAGTTTCTTTTAAATTGATTTGTGTTGTGTTATTATGTTTTACAAACTTTACTTCATAAATTCTGTTATTTGCTAAACTATCTGTATCTGCAATAACTAGAATTCTTGCTCCTTCAAACAAGAACTCACCGTCAATATTATAACCTTGTGAACCTTCAATTTTAGAAAACACATCATCTGTAAATGTATCTACGTAGTCAACTGTTTGTTTTGCAATACCACCGTGATTGTATAATTGTATGTCAGGCTGGAATTCAATAATAGGTCTTTTAGCTCTAGCTGTTTCTAATGAATCAAAGTCTTGATTTCTAAATTTATATGCAGACTCTAAAACAGTTCTATGGAACCATCTATTATATCTAGACCAAGGATTAGAGTCTTTACTGTTTCTAGCAATTGTAATATAATCTTTGTTGCCAGGATACTGTGTTGCATCGTCAAAAGGCTGTGTATCAAAACCTTGATTATCAAATAATATATCAGGAGAATCTGTATCTAATGGAGGAGGCACTAAGTCAGCAAAATTAATTAATCTAATTTCTGAACCAACTCCTTCAACTAACCATTGACCGTCTGCATACTTTGATGGTTGCACTTGGCCTCTAAATGCTACAACCATTCCGTTTGTAAAACTAATTCCGTCTGCGGTTGTGTATTCTTTTTTACCTACAACTTCTTTTTCGATATCAATAAAAGTATTTGTATCAATGTCTGAAATAATAAATCTACCTAATCTATTAGGTTCAACAGAACTTTGATAATATAATATATCTGGCGAGTCCTGTGGAACTTTAAACGTTAACGTTCCTACTTTTACACCATTATTTTCTACACCATCTTTATACAGCAGCGAAGCAAATCCTGCATCGTTAGCAACCAATTGCCAATCTTGTGAATCAACTGTAATACTACTTCCGTCTAATGGACTTGTTTCGTTAACACACTTCCAAAGCTGTTTGTTGAATACTGCTAGTTCTCCTGGAAAATATGCCTTGTTTGGATTAAATTCTAAAGATCCTGTATCATAATTGTTTCTAATGTAAAAACCTTCATCAGGAGAGTTAACTTCAAACTTATATTCTTGTCCTCTATATAAAGTAATATCAGGATTGTTAGTTACACTGTCTGGTGTAAGTATCCAACTGTTTATACCAGTTCCTACTTTATATGTACTTTGAATATTTGCTGCTTGACCATATACATCTATTGATGGCGGACCTCCTGGGATCCAATAATATTCTCTATAGTTAACAAACTTGTCCCATATAATAGGAGGATTCCAACTGTAATGTTCCTGCTCTGTCGTTTTGTCATCTCGCTCATTGGCATTGCCGAAAAACTCAACCATGCTTTTAAGATCAATATAATCTTTAAACTTTTTAATTTCTTGATTTTCTTCAACTGTAACAGCCGGCTCAAGTTGGTAACGACTTCTTAGCGTTTGATCTGTATCAAGATAAACATCTTTTCCTGTAAATGTTTTTCCGTAACGCTTACCAATATAACCTACGGTCTTATCTACAACACCTGGCTGTATTAATGGGTCAAGTACACCTGATAAAAATTTATCATTGGCTGGGGTTTGGAAGACGTTAGGTAATAAGTCCGAACTTTTTCTAATTGGAATATCGCTATTAGGAAACTTTTTATTATCAGCGGCCATTATGTGTCACTCACTATTGAATTACTTGCTGAATTAATTTCAGCAGCCGTAATAGAAGATACAATCTCTATGTCATCAACAGTGGCACCACTAACAAAAATTTCGTCTGGTTTACTTTGTATTTCAAACAGGCTTCCGAATGATTGTGATGTCTGTCTTGGCAATATAACAATGTTTGATATATCAGGCGAAACTACATTTAATACATAAGTTGTAAGTTCACTTAGATAGAATCTATCTCCAAAGTCCCAGTTGTTTACATCAAAGAATTGATTCATTGCATTTACAACTCTTACTTTTAAATCGTTATTGTTAACATTCTTATTAGGATTCTTAACAACTTTAAACTGAGCTTGTAATTTGATATCAGCATTGCTACCAAATAAAACTTTATACTTTACTGGATGATAAACTACTTCGTCACTAATTGACTTAATAGAGTTTAGTCCTGTTCCAAATGTTACTCTAAGTTCGTCATTTGTTGGAGCAGCTGGCTCTGTTGTACGAGCACCTGCTAGATAATTTCTAAATTCTGTATCATAGGACCTAGTTAAAAGATAAAGATCAATAATGTTTGTTACACTAGGATCAATTCTTCTGTCCTCACTAGCTGAATGTGTGTATTGGAATTTAATGTTGTCTCTACCAATATTTGCTCTGTATGTACTTTCTAGTACAAGTGTGTTTGTTGTTCTGTCAACCCTTTTAACTCTATTTTCTGCACTATCATAAAAATAAATTAATTGTCCGTCGGTATAGTTATTAACGTTAACCAATGATTCTTTTTCAATAACTAAAATAGGAGTTACTTTTGTGTCAACTAGATTATAAACAGTTGTACCATAGTCGTCTTTTTGTGCTTTAAAGAAAAGGAATTTTAAATCAAGATCTTCACCAACCACATTAACAAATGATTCTGGATTGTCAATAACACCGTCTGCATCAGAATCTCTAAATCCTAATCTAATTTCTTTAGTACTTTCATATCCGTCATCAAATTTAATTACGTCTGCAACTTCGAATGGATAATCTTGTACTAGAGACCCTGTACCAACATTTTTACTATTAATACCTAAAACACTTACAACATCTTTTTCAACTTTACCAGTTAGACTGTTGTATGCTTTTTCGCTTTTGTCAAAGTAAAATCTGTTTTGTTTTTTACTACCAAATACATAGTTAAGTGTACGTGTTCTTACAACGTATTGATCATTATCTTTTACGAATGCCATGATCCATGAACTATCTAGGTTTTCGTTGGTTACATCACCTGTTTTACCTAAACTAAAAGGTGCTGTTAAGTTTAAGTTTTGATTTTGAATAATTTTCCAGCTTGATTCTTTATCGTCATATCTTAAACCAAAGTTTAAATTTGCAAATGCTTGGTTAACCATTGAAGATTCAAGTGCGTCTGAAAGATCTGTTACAAACTTAGGAACAATTCTTGAAGCAATTGCGCCAGAAGGAACATTATCGTTAAACACAATAGGGCCAATGCCTTTTGCGTTAGCACCAGTACCTGCGTTTGTACCATCACCCGCAACACTAATAATCTTTGTCCATATGGAACTTGTTTGTGAAGAATCTGTATCATCTGTTGTTACTAGCAATCCGTCTTTGAATGACTGGCCTGCTGGAGCAGTAAATTTAACATTTGCCCCTGGAGAAATATATTTTAAGTTATTTGTAGAATATGTTCCTACCTTGAGCAACGATAAGTCAACTTTGTTTGTAAAGTAACCTGTACCTTCATTTACATTATTTGTAGATGCATTCCACACAATGTTATCACTTGTAAACAAAATCTTGTCATATTTTGTAAAATAGAAATTATAAACATCTGTTTCTGTAAACACACCTTCTACTTTTTGTTTAATAAAATTAATAATATCTGATCTATTTGAGAATTTGAAAGAAAGAGATTGTTCATCTTCTTCTTTATACATATATCCGTCTGTGCCAAATACATTAACTGAACTATACTTTCCACTTGCATCAATAAGATCAAAGTTACGTGACAATCCACTTGATGTTCTATTTGATGCTTTTACTTTTAAAATATTTTGTGATGCTGTTAAAGGTGCAAGGTTGTAGTCCTCGCCTGTAATCATTCTATTTTGTGTATAATAATTTGCAGGTGCATTCCTTTTAATAGATGCAACTGATTCTGTAGGTGTTGCTGTCGAAACTGTGGACTGTAAAGCCATTCCAATTGTTAACTGATGTGCAATACCTGCTTGATTAATATAATCAACTGTGATGTTGACATTTTTCATTTCATTTGGAGAAATTGTATAACTTAATCCATTGCTAACTCTATAGTAAGTTCTAAAAGATCCTTTAGGTAAGTTACCGTATACGCCATCAGCAAAAATCAAATCAATCATATCGTTCTGTTTAGTTTCAACACCGTAAATATTTCTAATGTCTCCTGCTAAACTATTGTAAGCAATATTGTTTCCTGTGAGGCTTGAAACTTTTGTCCACTCTTGAGCTTGGCTTCCGTTGGAAAGTAATTCGAACAACCAAACATCATCGTTGTTAATTCCTTTTGCATCAACCGCAACTTTTTCATTTGTTGATGGTGCATCAATTGTAAAGTCAGCTAACTCCAATGAACCCTGTTTGAAGTGCATAAAAAATCCTGTGTTAGGACTTGCCGGACCTTTGTTGTCTTGTCTGTAAAGAAATCCTAACTGGTTACCAGGTGTAGGTGCTTCTTCGTAAATTTCTTCTGCATTTTTAAATGTTGTACTTAAAATTTCAAAAATCATTTGTCTACCTGCAACATTTTTATTAAAAGTAAACATTGGTACATCAGTACTAGCAGTTCTAAATCTGTACTGTTCTGTCGGAATGCCTTGAATAACATCTGTTCCTTGGCTTCTACCAAACTTTGTGTTATCAGACATAGCAGCATCAAGAAGCAAAACAAACTGTTCTGCCCAGTTCGTATTAGTTGGATCATTCCATTTAACTGTTTGACTTGCTAAATTACGTCCATTACTATCAACTAATTGTTCTGTAGTAGAAACTGATGTAAATTTAAGCAAACCTTTTGCTGGTAAGTTACGCTTTGCATTATAACTAAGCATTTTAGCAATACGCAGTACACTTTCTTTACGTGAAGCAAGTTCAATAAAGTTTTCTCTACTTGCTAAATCAATACGAAAGGATAAACTTTGCCCTAAAAACGCAATAGCATCAATTAGTGCAAGATACTCTGAGCTTTCAATGTAATCGTTAAAATCTTCTGGATAGTTTTCTCTTAGATAAGTGATGATCACACGTCTTAGATTCTCAAAATCGTAAGATTTGAAATCAGCATTAGCGAAAGTCTGGTATATACGAGTCCAGTCTTCGTTAAGTAATAAATTATTTTGTCTTGACGTTGTGCTCATTATTGGTTCCTATGCTGTATTTACCAATGTTTATAATATGCTCAGTTTATAACGGAGTTATTTCTGTCGAAGTTAAACTTCATTCTCTCGCTAACATTGAACGGTATATATGTTACATCGGCTTCGATTCTAATTCCATGCTCAGTGCTGTCAATTCCTACAGCATTAACCTGTATTCTTGGGTCGTAATTAATAATATCTTGTACATCTTTAGCAATCATTTCTTTAACCTGAGGTGTAAATTGCTCAAAGATCATGTCCCAAATAATTGTTCCAAAATTTGGATTTTCTAATTTTTCACCTTTTCTAATATAAAAATGATTAATAATATCCTGCTTAACTAAATCTATGTCATAGAGCTTAAAGTTATTAGCTGATTCCTGTGAACTGAATCCTTTGTAAGCATAAGTTGTTGCACCTACTTGACCCGTTGACGCTTGATTTACTGACACTGTTTTTTGATTATATAACTTAGCCATTTTGTTTCTCCTCTCTATCTGTTGCTAACGGTGTAACAAACTGAGGTGCTTGGTTTTCATGCAGTAACCACGGCTCGTGCATAGGAATACGCCTCATGATAGATGTTATTGTTCCATCTTGCCATTTTGTAGTGGCCCAGTCTTTTAATGGGTTTACTAATGGGTTATCGTATTTAATTAAATCTGTAATTGTTAGTGCTGTGTCAGCCTGTTCTGCTCCTGTTGCTGCTGGACCGTTGAAGTGTATGTTAGGACTTGCTGACATAATAATGTCTCCGCCTGATGCAACTTCTGTATTTTCTCCTGATGTTAGGTGATTATAACCACCTGTAAGTATGTCCCAATTTGCTTGTGTGTCTGATCTATCACCGATTGTTTGGATATCAGTAGTTCCGCCAACAAAGTGTCTGTGGTTTCCGGCAACTGAAATATCTAAGTCCCCAGCAAGAGGAAGATCATCTGCATTTTTGTACATTCTTGTTTCAATTTTTCCGTTAGCACCAATTAATATATTGGTGTTAAATGCACTTTCAATTTGTACTCTACCATTCTCTTGTTCAAGGGCATCTTCAATTTTTGCTTGTTGATGTAAACTGTCGGGTGCTTGGTATTCGGCAGTTGCTTTAATGTTTACGTTACGACCCGCTTCCATATTAATATCTCTATCTGCTTTGATATTAATATCATTCATTGAATGAACACTTATGCTGTCGTTTGCAAACACATCTATTTTACCGTTAGATGTTAACTCAATCCATGCTGTACCTTTTGCATTGCCGATATAAATTAAATCTTCTGAATTATGTAAAAGAAGTTGATGACCTGTTCTTGTTCTAAGCCTTGCATATTCGTTATATGGTAAGTCCAGCAATCCTACACTGGTCTTTGCATCTGATGCTTCAACATATTCGACTGGTCCTGTTTGTGGAGAACTTTTTCTGATATAGCGATCATCACCATCGTCCATAACAAACTGTGTTCCGCCTAATCTTGTAACAGGAATTTCAACACTTAAATTTTCTTTTGTACCACGCCTCATGCGCTTACCGTTTGGACCGTAGTCTAAAGGTCCTGGAGTACTAATACCAAATACTGCATTAGGATTGTTACGCCTACTAGTTGTGGTAGTAACTCCCCTTACATCATCTTCTAATAATCCTTGAAAGAAAAATCTATCTGTTATAGGGTGTACAGGCTTTGGAATTTTTTCAGCGTCAATTTCTTGATCATTTTCTCCATTTATTCGTTTGTTAATTTCGCCAACCGGTAAAGGCATTTTTGTATTATACTTTTTCTTTTCATCATCTGCTAATGCAGCCAAAGATGTTCTGTTATTTGTTTGATCATCACCTCTAGATCCTGTTGGGTCTGTATCAGCTGCACCTATTGCAGGAACCATATGGTTCGCAAATCTTGGAGGAACACAAGCAAACCAATAACCCATTGATGGATTACCTTCTATGAACATTACCATAACTGTTACACCAACATCTGGTGGAACTGCCCACATACCATAACTCTGTTGTGTATCTGTAAATTCTGTCTTGTTATGACCTAATGCTTCGAACGGTGTGTGCCCAAAGAACGGTGATGCATAATTTACAAGATATGTTTGACCGTCAACGTTACCTGCGTTACCTTGCTCTCGCAATAACGAAACTTTTAGTCTACCATTAAATGTAGGATCAAGCACATCAATTACAGTGGCAAGATAAGCGCCAGAGCCCAGTGTGCCTGCTTGGGTATTATATCTGGTTCTACGTTCTATTGCCATTATGTTTTAACTCCGTCGAGTATTTTAGGATCGAAAATTCTAATAGTGTTACCTTCACTATCCTTACTTTCTGTAAATGGTTGAGTTCTATCAATATTAAAGTTAACCAACGTTCCGTTAGATTGTCTTCTCTTTTCAATCAACTTAGGTTTCTTAGGAGTAGACTTAAAGTTGCTGTCACTTGCAGGTAAACTTGCAGCAAATTTTTCTATGCTCTCTAAGTTTATACCAAACCTAGCAAGAGCATTGTTAGCAAATTGCTTTCCTGCTTCTTCTACCTTTTCAACTGTTATTGTTCTGTCAATTTTTGGTGGTGCCACAGACTCTCCTACTTCAGTTTTCTCTTTTTGTGTGCCAGCCGATGTAGTCTGTAAAGCTGCTGTTGACCCTTCTGGAAGTTTTCCACCGTAATCAATTGGCTGCCCTGGCATTCTAACACATTTAAGTTTTTGTGTAAACTGTCCGCCTTTAAATTCACTATCACATCTCAATACTTTATAAACTCCGCTAAAAGGGCTTGGATTTTGATTTGCAAATTCGTAGAGTCCAGTGTCAGTATTTGTATCAACAGGCGTTCTAAAACTAATAAAGATATAAATTTCGCCTCCTGTGTAATTAGCTTCGCCGCCTTGTGTTGTCTGCGAACGTGGAGCTGCTCCATCAATGTGATTTGCTTGGCCGCTTTCAACCATCCAGTATGTGTCGCCAAGTATATCTAAGTCAACTGTAATCAAGTCACCTGAACCATTTTCAACAAACGCTTTTTGAAAATTCTCAGCAACTAATTGTTCAACATTTTTAAATCCGCTGCCACCTTTCTGGGTTTTGTATAAGAGAGACACATCTCGTTTTTGTTTTTTCTTACCTAGGTTAGGTGCTTTTGCTTCTGCAGAGCCTTCTGGTGTAGTTGTAGTTTCTGTTTTGTTAGCGGCTGGTCCGTTAAAGTTTTTACCGACTTCGCTTGAAGAATTAGATTCAGGATTTGGTGCAGACCCAGCAAAGAATAAATTGTTAATCTTAATATCAAATTTAAGTACATCAACGTTTTGTCCTGAATATATGTAGTCGTATCTTTTAGCAATTGTTTTTTGTAATGCTGCTGTATCAACTCCTGCGCCAGGTGCTTTGAAAATACTGTAATGTACAAAATACGGAACAACTCTAAATGTATATTGTTTAGCAAAATCGCCTATTTGAGGATCGTAGTCTAAGAATGCTGTTTGAACATCAATTTTAAACCACTTAATATATCCTTCTGGTGTAAGATTATTATTACCAGCAGTTCCGCTGACAGCATCTTTTGCATACTTTGAACTTAGGATAACCTGTGTAATAACATCAGTTAAGGGCTGTTTTTGTGTAAAGAAAAATTCACGCTGCTTAGGATCTAGTGACATTTTATAACGATCGATACGACCTGTTTCTACGTTGTACTTAGAATCTCCTGCTCTATACATTGCAGAACTTTCCCAGTTAAAGTTACCACCTGAGGTTGAGTCGAAACCAAATACTGCTTTTCCTATGTAATTAGATTCAAAAGATGACTTAGTTGTTTGAGAAGGAGCAGTTGCATTTTTTCCAAATGCTTTAAAACTGTCTGGTGGCGGATTATCTGCGTCAACCGTTGGACTTCCAGCAGGTCCATTAGTAAATGAATCAGATGTTTTTCTAGCACCTGTTATAAAGTCTGTCGACTTTTCAGGAAAATCAATGATGTAAACATCTGGAATTGAATATGCTCCTGATTCTACTAACAATTTTTCATTATCATTAAGTACTTTCTCTAAGCTCTTAGGTCCTGTTTTTAACATTTCTTCAACTGTACCTTGTTCTGGAGCAGTAATTGAAATGTCATTGAATAACATATTAACTGTATCCAAATAACCAGAGTGGTTGTAAGGAAACGCTTGAACCTTATAGTTAGTTCCTGATTCGTTTGTATCAAAAGTAACTTTCTTTAGTTTCATTACAAAGTATTTTGGATTTAATCCTTGGGTGCCTATAGTTTTTTCTTCTGTTCCATCTGCACTAAATCCTACAAAGTCTAAACGCAATACAAACGGAGCATCTAGGTAGTTAGGATATCCTGCTTTAAGTGCAGAAACCTGCAACGACTCTAAAAACAATCCCATACTATATGGTTCAAATATATCAAAGTCAAAGTTAATTGCATTTGTATTACCTGTGTTTTCTGTTGCTGACATCACTGTGGTCATTCTAAAGTTGTCAACAAAATATTCAGGTGCTTTGCCACCTTGGATTGTTGTTCTATACTGGTCACCACGACCAGCAGCGGAAAAAACAATTCCGGACTTAACTGTTATGCCGCCACCGTCAAAATCTTGTCCTGCAAATCCTAAATCGCCTGTTCTATAAGAACTTGGATCATTATACTGCATTGGTGTTAGCACAGCCATTGTCCATAGTGAACTAACTGTTGAAAATTTTTCTAAGGGATTTGCTATTAAATTCGGTGTTTCTGAATCTCTTCTAGGGCTTGGTGTTCCTGGTCCTACTGGTGCAGATTTGCCATCAGCAAAATCATCTGCATTAGCAACTGCGGCATCAACTGTTTTAGTTTTGTCATTTATTACTTGTGCTACTTTGTCTGGAATAGTCAGTGTTATTGCATCAATATCGAAGGTTTGTATTTTGTCTATTAGTTCTGCACTTCCTACAGGAATATTTGATGCTTGAAAAGTATTAGATGAATTGAGTGTTGGTGAGCCGTCCGGCTTTTTTATTTCTGCTGGAACAACAAAACTTTTTCCGTTTATGTTTCTAATTTTTTCACCAGTTCTCAAAGTTCCTTTAAAAGGTTTTAAATTATTATCTGGTATGCTTGGAGGTCTATTAAAAGCACTCATGCTATATTCCTAAGAACTTTTTTAGATTTGACTTTTTAGGAATGTAAATTGAATTTCCTGCTTTGAAATCGTATATAGGATCTTTGATTGTATCCATGTTTCTTTGTACAAACACCCACCAAAGTTTAGGATCTTCGTAAAGATCAAATGCCAACAAATCGGGTCTATTATTATAGTGTGGTTCAATTGTGTATAATACATCACTCGATGATGCTGGTACAGCTCTAATATTCATTAATTCTAAATACATAGAATTTTGAGGTGTATCTCTATACGGAGAATTATTTTTATAAACAGCCATTAAATAAATCCTCCCATTGTTCCAGTTGATCCTTTAGCATATTGTTCTAATGAAAATTTTCGTAAACTTTCTCTGTTGTAGATAGGCTGTGCTGTAATACTAATATTACTTTTTCTTGGTACCCAGGTTGGTCTCGAACCTTGTGATGGTTCTGTACATCTAATATAGTCAACATCGGTAGGTAGTGTAACTGAGAAGCTTTTAATTACAACTGGAACTCCGTCAAATACGTTTGCACCATACCCATACAGTCTACATATGATAGGTGGATTACCTGCTAGGTTGCCTGTTCCAAAGAACATTTTAGTTGATGCTTTAAAAAATGTTGTTGCTGCAATCCAATACGCAGCCTGTGAACTTGATTCTGCTGTAAAGTCTCCTGAAATTTGTATCTCGTCCACTTGTGAGTTCTTGTAAGCCTGGAAGGGATAATTATTGTGTACAGGATCTATTTGTGAATAATTTGCGGTTGTTGAAAATGTTATTTCTGGCAAGTATGGAAAAACTACTCCTCCAGTGTCTTCTAACATTTCAAATAACGGGTTTGCACCAAAATGTGCAAAGTTGGCATTAATTTTTACTCGCCAATCATTTGGATTCTGAGGATTTAATTTAACCCCGGCGCCTTCGTCAAATTCGAACAGTTCGCCACCAGCAGGGAGATTTGCACCTCTTTTGAGACTTAATAAATTATTTAACACACCAGCCGCTTTGCCAACATTTGCAGCAAAGTCTTGGAAACCAGATGCTAAGTTGCCTCCAATACCTAATTTAGATATTGCAGATGATATTTCAGCTGTGCTTCCTGCTACTTTATTAAGTGTATCAGATGCAGCACCAAATGCTGTTCCAACACTATCAGCTATATTACTTATGGAATTACCACCGACGGCAGATGTTACTGCATTAACGCCGTTACCAAATGCAGCACCGGCTGCATCTAAGGCACTATTCAAATCGCCTGACGCTTGGTTAAGTGATGATCCAATATCGCCGCCTAGTTCCGCAGTTAGTTTATCCAAATCG